CGTCAATGACTTCGTGTTTTCTTAAGAATATGAAAGTTATTTTGAATTTATTTCTAACATCTTGACCTGACCATTTTTGCATATCTGCATTGACGTAAAAAGTGAACAAAGTGAATTTCATTTTTGCCATCATTTGAATCTTGTGAGCAGTAGATTTTGTAACCAGTTCTTCAGGCACATGATTGCTTATAACTCTTCCTATGACTTGACTAGGAAAATGATTGGTTTTTGAGAAAGTGCACTGAATGTAAATTTCTCTGTCACTAGCATCTTTTTGAGGTTTTATGGAAACAAGAGAAAAAGGTGTTCTATTCCTGTTTTGTCCCAACAAAGAGCTTTCTTGAATACACCATTCTGTGAACGATAGAGCATCTACAGAGTTGTTTCCTGTTTTGTCAAAGTATTCTATAAAAATTTCGGTCATTATTTTAGTGTTTTTTTCCTTTTTCCCCGTATTTGGGTTAGTACCGTTAGTATTAGTGTCGAAAAAGGAATCAAAATCTATATAAAATTGATCATAAAATTCAGACAAAGGTATTTTATTTAAATCGTGATTGTCTATCAATTCTTTTACTCCATATTCAAATAAATCAATATCTATGTGCTTTTTATTAGTTGAACCTATTCTAGCATAATCTCCCTTTACAACAAAATCTTCTGAAACTTTAATATTATTCTTAATATCAGCATACATGTTCATAATATTGTGCGTTCTAGAAGTTATATTCAGAAAGGGAAAAGTGTAAATATTGTTTGTCTCAAGATATTCTATTAAACTATTAGGTTTTCTCATTAAAAAACTTTGGGGTTTATCGTCTTTAGATCTGATAACTTCAGAAATCCTTTTCCGAACAAATTTGTCAGTATTTCTCTTGTCGAAACTGTCGAAATATTTTTTGATCAATCCATCTATTTTACTCAGATCAGACAGAGAAATCACATTGTAATACTTGAAAAAACTCATCATTTTTACTGAAGGTTTAGTTATATGAAATAAAACGAAAAAAAAAGTTGCAAAAAAGATCAGGATCTGATAACTGTCTAGGTAAAGTTGTATTAAAATAAAGTTTTGATTTGTAATCACATTGTTCTAATGTTATTGAATAACTTTTAGTGACTACGAGATTGATTTTCTTTCCATCAATATTGTTATGAAAAACCTGTTCTGGTCTTAAACCTATTTCGTTTTTCATCATCCGGTTCAAAGTGTCATCTGAGACTATGAAGAACAATTTATATAAGAACCTCTGGTCTGGTCTTAAAAGCAAAGGGCCTTTTCTTAATATATAACCCATGTTTCTAAAATTGTTTGTGGTAACTATGAATCTTTCTTTTTTCTTGTATTGTTCTTTGAATCTTTTTCCTGAAGCTCTCATGGTCGCGTGAAAAGTCATATGATTGAACAAATCACTTAGATTTCTCAAAAATTTATATTCATAATTCAAAACGGATCCAGAATTTCTTAAACATTTAATAATCTCACTGTCACCTATGAAGTCCGTTTCGCTTATCTCATAATAATCTTTGGGATAAACTCTTTCAAAATATTTATCGTGATGTAAAATTTTCTTATTTATTCTAGATTTGAAATCCATCTGGAGGCTCTTACAAACAGACACCAAAGATGTTTTCTTAGTGTTATTATCTGAAGATATTTTTCGGCACAAGTGGAAACCTTCTTTATCCACAAAATTAGTAATAAATTCATCATTATCTTCTTTAATGAACTCTGGAAGAAAATTATACATATCATCTTTAATTTCCTCTTCATTTTCAGAAACCAAAATCTTATTGAGATTTTGTTTAGCTTTATGACCCTTATCAACTGCATGTTGCTCAATCTTTTTGATTACTCTATTAAAACAATTGTCAGACATCATGTTCAATTCACCTTCAAGGTTTGGATGAATTTTATTAAAATCATTTTGCAAAGTTAAAGGATTTTCTTTTTCCCATCTTTCACTATCTCTGATAAAGTAATTTCTTATTTCTTCAGGCAAGTTTCTTTTTTCGCTGAAACTAGGTTTAACTTCTTTATTATAGAAATTCAAGAATTTTTCTGATTCTTGGTTCAGATTCATCTTCCTTTTCGAATAATCCTTTTCAGTTATGCTTATTTTGTTCAGGACAGGAAAACCTGTGTTGACATCAATTTCTTTCAAAAATTTAAACTCTTCTGGTATTGAATGAAAACAAACACCATCCTTTGTGACAACTGGAATATCTTTAAAACCGGATATGAATTTCATATTGAATTTTTTTCTTTTCGAACTCAGAACGTTAGAAGAAATAAAGAAATTTTTAACCAGTTTTTCAACTTGATAGTTGAACGCTCTGTCATTGGTTATATAATAATCAGAATTTTCAACGAAAAAACTCTTATCACCTCTTTTATTTGAATCAAAAAATTCAATATCGTTGTAACACCAAAAATTAAAAAAATTGTTGTAAAAATTTTTGAAAAGGATGGAACCTTTTTTACTATTGAATTCTCTAAATATTTCATAAGAAGTTTTAAACTTGCTTGGATAAGTGAACTGATAATTCAATGTAAAACTATCAGAAAATGCGCTTGTGTCTAAAATCAAAATTTTATTAGATAAGAACTCGTATTGAGGTTGATACTCAGACTTAATATTTAAATCTGAAGCGTTTTCAAACTCCTCATTCATTTCAGTTAAAACAGATTCAGATATCTCTACCGGAACAATTCTTAATATTACTAATTCTAAAATCTTTCTGGAAAAAGTTATGAATTCTTTGGTTAATTCGTAATATCTTCTCAACTTATTTCGATACTCTGGGATATATTCCATATAAGATTCGATTAATTCATCACCGGTGAATTTATTAAAATTCTCCTCAAACTCAGAATAAATGTTCAATATTTCGATTTGTCTCATTTTCATGAATTGAGGAAAAGAATAACTATATTCTCCAAAAAAGGAATCCATATATTCATTTATCTGACAATCACCCATTTCAGACTGATAATTGTTCCATCTTACTTCTAAAGAAACTGGGCCTTCCTCAGATTCCTGAGATGTATAGCTAGACTCAGAGTAAAACCTATAATTTTTGTAGTAGAACAGAATATCTGTAGTTATCGGTTTCGAAAATTCGAAAAATTTTTCAGAAATATGATTTTTTTTGTTAAATTTGCTCAGAGTTCTGACATAAACTATTCTAATTCCCTTGGTTTGCAAAATCTTTATTTTATCATCTGTAAGTACAGGATCAACTTTCTTTCCAATTAATTTACTTAAACATTCAGATATTTCATGATCTTGCTTTGTTTTGATCTCAAGTTTTGATTCTTTCATTTTATGATCATAACCTGTGTTCAAACCTGTTGTTTCGTATTCATTAGAACCTATAGAAGAATTTTTTAAGTTAAATAAATTTTGGTTATTTTCTTTCTTTGACTTCGATGGAACCTGTTTTCTATTCTTGAGATCATAATAAAAATCGTAAATAGAAGGGTCTTGAACTATTGCTATCAATTCTTTTTCTTCACTCGTAGATTTTCCGTAAAAATATTTGTATTCTTTATTCTTAAATTCTTCTAGATTTAAACTCAAACCTTTCTTCTTGTAATCTTCTTTCATAGACTGATAATGAAATCTCTTTGGTTTAACATAACCGGGATCTCTGGTAGCAATGACAATATCATAATTGTAACCTTCATAATCATCAGTTGCACTTTGAACCACATCATTGTTATTCGTTAATTCTTCTTCTTGTTTCTTATCTTCATCTTCTCTTTCTGAGCTGTGAGATTCAGCATGATTCGTCAATTCTTTCTTTTCTGACGTCTCATCTTTTTCTGAATGCTCAGATATATTTGACTTTTTCTCGTCGTCTGCATCTTCGTCGTCAGTTTCATAGAGTTGTATAGATTTTATTTGATCTAAAGTTATAAAATTGAAATATTTATGTTTTCTTAGATCATAACCTTTCGAACCTATTAAAAATTCACTGAAACAGTTCATAATGTTTACAAAATTATCTTCCGTTAAATCTAATTTTTTGTCATCGCAAAATTCAGCTAAAGCAAAAACAAATTTAGATTCAAACATTTCGTAGTCCCACCCATCTATTCCGACTAAATCCATGTTTTCATAAGTATTGTCAGGTTCAGTTGAATCGATCTCAGGCGTGTTATCTTCATATCCTCCTGGAATAAATTCTGTCCTTTTTCTAACCGTGGGAAGAGCAAAAACTCCAGTATTATTATCTTCTTTTGGATCATCATCATCATTTTCTGAATCGCTTAAAAGATTTTTTTCTTTAATTTGATCTAAACTGATT